TTGAAAAAACTACTACCTACCGTTACGATCCTGCTCGTGCTTGTCGGCATCACGGCATCAAGTATGCTCTTGATGACGCCGCCTGACAGCTCCGCTATGCCTCTGCTCGACGCTACGCCTACAGAACCTCCAGTCTCCAAGTGCTACATTGTCGGAGTTGTTCACGAGAACCTGGGCGGGGCAGCCTTTACTATCCGCGACGTAGATGACATCGACGCATGCTATTCCTGCCCCTTAGCCTCCAGCCACCTAGTGAACGAGTGTTCTTCCATCGACCTCTACTGGTGTGATCCAGATTCAGGCTTCGGCTTCGACCCTGAATACTTCCTATACTGGGCGAATGGGTACTTCAACTCTGACTCTGGTTGTGGGGGCTCTGGAGGACCTTGTATCGAGGATGACTACTACTTCGGGGCCAACTTCACGACCGACGAGGAGTACGACAACGACTGGTGGGACTACCCCTTCCCGTCGCCAGGTTACGCAGAGCAGACAGAATACTGGTCCTATGGGGGCCAGGAAGCTTACGTGAACTGGTATGGCAACTACGCCAATCAGAACGTCGGCTTCCAACAGTATACCAACTTCCCGTGGCTCAACACCTACTTCAACAACAGCAATGCCCAGTGGAGATGGGCAGACTGTCATGCAGGATCCTATAGCTGCCCGTAACGCTCGCAGCTGTTCGAACACGTCTTTGATCTAGTGTAAGAGGAACCTGCACCGTTCCTCATACAATGCGCTAAAACTTTTGAAAGGAAAAAGGAGATAGATATGACAACAGTAAGAAGGACACAGATGACGACGTACGAGGACGCAGTAGACCCGTACCCTCCCTATGATAAGGTGGGTAGCGGAACAGTGGGCTACGCGTTCAGGCTCCTGGCACATTGCGGGATGCCTCTCGCTGCACGCAAATACGAGGGACTTAGTGTGGCAGAGGTTCCAGCGCATCCGCATCAGATGATGACGCCGTATCGCCTAGCCCACTACTTATCGTACTGGTTCAGGCCACAGAAGGAACTACGCTTCACGACCTTCGAGAACGTAGACCCTAAGGTCGACCAGGTCGTGTGCGTCGATCCCATCGACTACTGGGCAGTGTGCTCGCATCACATGTTGCCCTTCTTCGGGAAGATCTACTTCGGTTACATCCCGAAGGACAAACTCATAGGTCTCAGCATGATACCCTTGTTAGCGAAGGAATTCTGCGCGAGGCCCTGGGTGCAGGAGCACATGACTCAGAGGTTGGCCGACATCCTGATCGAGAAGTCAGATCCCCTGGCACTAGGTTTGGTCACAGTGGGGACGCATACCTGTCAGATGCTTGACCTGCAGGGCCCACCAGTTCCCAAGATGACCTTCTCAGTGATGTACGGGAAGTTCAAGGAATCCGATAGGGCGAGGGCGGAGTTCTTGAAGTTGAGTGGGATAGACAAAGGAGGTGTATGATGGCATTAGTGATCACTGGTACGCAACGTTCAGGTACGTCTGCGATAGCTAAGCTGTTCATCGAGATGGGCTACGACCTTGGCTCTTACTGGTTTGACGAGACAGTACAGGGCGGGTACGAGAACCTCCTCGCATGCGCGTTCTATCGCTACTGGCTCGGAGACGACTCCTTCCCGTTCATCGGAGCTCCTTATGGGAAGTATGGGCCAGGTGAGATCTCACAAGGACTCCTGCCAGTGATGTTTTCGCAGATGGATTATAAGGTCCTCAAGTTCAGCTACCTATGCATGAACCCTGTGTTCGTCTCAATCTGGCACAAGTTCAGGCCACACCAGGACAAGTTCCTGATTATGCATAGGGACCCTAACGCAGTCGTGCGGTCAAAAGAGGCGCATAGGGATCAGTTCGATCTCGATAGCCTGCTCTTGTCAAAGAGCTCGAGGGGCCTCAGAGCGAACTTCGGAACGAGCGTCGAATTGCTCGGATCTGTTGGTGAGGAGTCCTGGATGTTGCCCTTCCCGGATTGTCTGGATGACTTCGACATGGTAGACGAGGCAGTGATGTCCCTCGTCGATGTCAAGATTCCTCTTGGTATCTGGGAAGAGGTCGTTGATAAGTCGAAGGTACATTTCTAACCTTAAGGAGGTTACATATGATCTACACGAAGAAGGAACAGGAACAGTTCAAGTTGACGAAAGCGAGGTTCGCGAAACTCTTTACGGGCCTCCTGGAGACAATGCTCGCAACCTACGAACGCAAAGGGCAGAAGCGCGATGTCGGGTCTCCAATACATCACAGGCAGTCGCCAAGCACGATGCTGGCAATCGCACAAGCCAAGACGCGAAGGATCGAATCGATCCTCTCACAACCCGCTTGGGAAAGAGAGAAGTCGATGCGTGAAGCGGTTATTGAGGAGTGCGTGGATGCAGCGAACTACATGCTCTACATCGGCGCCCTGTGTCTATTACTAGAGGAGGGATAAGCGATGCAAGTATCACACATAGTACCTCCTGGCTGGGCAGGCATCTTTCCTAAGGGCTCCTACCGGATGGTCCTTGCTCACTGGGTCCTCGGCTATCCGGGGTATGCAGCTACAATGAAGGGGAGCCCCAGAGCGCTTGCACCAGATTCGCCTTTCATCCTTCTGGATAATGGCGTCTTCGAAGGCGAACAGGTAACGCTCGACCAGCTCAACGAAGCTGCGCGCCGTGTCTGCGCAGATGAGGTAGTACTACCTGATGTTCAGGGCGATCCGAAAGCTACTTTACACCGCTCGTGGACTGCCTTAGGGAAGATCGCAACGAATCGCCTCGTGTTTGTTCCTCAGGGAGCTACGCATGAGGAGTGGGCTAAATGCCTGCAGGCATGGATCTCAAGGTGGGAGCACTCGGATTGGGCTGATGTGTACACCCTGACAATCGGAATCTCATCTTTGCGTAATCCTGAGGACCGGAAGGCCATACAAGGTACCAGACCACAGCAGATGATAGAGGCGGCTAAAACCGCTTACCCGGTGCATCTTCTCGGAATCGCAAGCCCGCGCGTCTTCGGCGAAGAGGAGCTCCCGGTAGCTCTATCGTGCGGAGTTCGTGGCGTCGACTCCTCGACAGCCTTCGCGTTAGGTGCTTCAGGAAAGCTGTTGACGATGAAGCAGCCGAAAGAGTTCCTAAGGGTTCCAGGTTCCTATGACCTGTTGCCGACGAACAGCAAACGCCTCATATACCTGAATCGTGCTATCCTTGAACATTGGGTAGCCGAAGGCGAGGGAAGTGAGGTAGTTCCTACACATATAGTTCGAAGTACTGCTCAGCGATGGCTGAAGTACTACCAAGAGGGCTTCTGTCCACTTGAGGACGTTCTGAAGGCTGTCGGCCTGAAGGGTAAGTTCGCTCTTACAAGGGGATCTCGAAAGGGCCGAAACGCGACGAGACGCGAGAAGCATCTGCGACCCCTCGAGGACAATGAGAAGCCGTTAGATCACGAGGAGGTTATAAATGTGTAACAACCACTTACTATCTGGACGCCTGCTCGCAGCAGCGTGGTGGGCTAGTTTCTTTCTGTCGACATGGCTGCTTATCCTAGGGAGAATCCCTGGGCGGACCTGGCCTGTCTGCCTCGTCTTCCTGCTAGGTTCTCTCGCCATCACAGTGCTCGTACACGGAGCAGTACAGGCCGCACGTGACGACACTGCGGAGGAGATGATCAGTGCGCTCTCAAAGATCGTTAAGTCGGCGCCTCGGGTAGGCGGCAACCATGACTGAATATTGTTCGACTTGTCCGTACAAGGGTCGCCCTCGAGTACCACCTGAGGGCGATCCGAGTACGGCTAAGTACATACTGATAGGCGAGGCGCCTGCCTACGACGAGGTTCGTAAAGGGCGCCCCTTCATAGGCAAGACAGGCCGGCTGCTAATGGCGTTCTTAAGGCGTGCTGGCATAAACCGTGGAGATTGCTACTTAACGAACGCCATCAAATGTTCCTTGCCGCGTGAGAAACGTGGCTATTCCCGCGCCCTTGCAGTATGCCGACATGAACTTGCTGACGAGTTGAGAGTGGTTGCCGAGACGAACCCTGACGCACAAATAGCAGTTATGGGAGGGATCGCTAAAGAGGCGATCTGGCCGAACGACAAGAGCGGCATTATGGCGTCTAGGGGTTGGCGGCGGCTGGGTGAGCGCTGGGTTTACGTAATGGCGCATCCTGCCTACTACAACTACAATCCCGATCAAGCACCTATGTTCGTAAAGGATCTGCAACGTCTCAAGCGTGGGAGATTGGAGGCACCCATCGTCGCCCCTGTGATCATAGATACTCTTGAGGGTCTCGTGGATCTTCTGCATCAGGCAGCACGCGTAAAGCCTGAGGATCGAAACTTTGTAGCGTTCGACCTCGAGACAGATCAGGTCGACTTCCAGCGAGACCGTATCCTGTGCATGAGCGTCTCCTTCAACTTCGGTACAGCCTACATCATACCAGACAGCTTATTGTATGAGGATGGTAAGGAGTTCTACACCGGCTCTTGGACGAAGAGGGTGCAAGCGAGGTTCCTAGACGACTTCCGGTATCATACCGGAGAGTACCTAAAGCCAGATGAACGCACTGTAAGATTACTCTATCAGTTGTTTGCAGTGCCTGGCTATCGCTGGGTAGGACATAACGCAAAGTTCGACTTGCGGTTCCTTATCGGACAGCTAGGAGTTGAGAATGCACATGTGGACTTCGACACCATCGTTGCGCACTATGCGCTGGACGAGCGCAAGGGCGGTCACGGTCTTAAACCGCTGGCTGACGACTACTTTGATTCTGGTGACTACGAAGCTACCCTATTCAACTATATCACCAAGAAGTCGGCTAGATACAGTAGAATACCGAGGCCGGTGCTATATCAGTATAACGCTATGGATACAGAGCTGACTTTGCGCCTCGCATATGCTCTTGAACGGGAGTTGAAACAGCAGGGTTTGTATGAGCAACCCTTCATGTTCCCGATGATGGAAGCATTGCCAATGCTGCTCAACGCCGAACTCGTCGGAATGCAGATCAGATGGGATCTCCTTGACAAGAATGAGGTAGAAGAGATCGAACCGGAACTCGAGAAGCTACGCGCGGAGTTGCGTGAGATCAGCGGTCATCCCGATCTGAATCCCCTCAGCTCGCAGAGGGTCAACGACATAATCTACGACGAGTTTAAGTTCCCGATCATCGAGGTCCGAACGAGAGCGGCCGGCAAGAGGATTAAGAAGCGCTCGTCGCAACAGGCTGTCGTGGATGGCTGGATGAAACTCCGCGAGATTGGCAAGTTGCCTATGACGCCAGAGGCCTTGGCTTTCATCGAGAAGCTGAACGAGTACAGGCACGTACGAAAGATCCTCGGATCCTATATACGGAAGTGGCGTAAGTACAGGGGAACGGATGGACGAGTGCATACATCCTTCCTACTCCGTGGAACTGTCACCGGGAGGCTGAGTTCGAAAGATCCTCCAATGCAGACGATCCCGAGCAAGGTCACGGAGAAGTGGGGCGTAATGGTTGCAGAGGCCCATGTAGCTCGTCCAGGATACAAACTGCTGTACGCCGACTTCTCGCAGGCTGAGTTGATGGTTGCTGCCTGCTTGGCGCAAGACGAGTTTATGTTGCAGGCGTTTAGGTCAGAGGGCGCTGATTACCACTCAGAAGTCGCACGCGCAGCGTACGGAGAGGACTTCGGGCGCGATGATCGACAGGCCTGTAAGCGTCTGACCTTCGGTTGGCTGTATGGCGGAAACGTGTACGAGATAGCAATGAACGCCTTGCAGTTCGAGGGCCCTGTAGCACAACGCTTCGCAGCTGAGTGGGATCAGATGTTTAAGGGAGTAGTTGAGTGGCGCAATAACCAGGCGAGGCTGATGCGTTCGCAGGGTTACGTCGAGAGCCGCTTTTGCCGGAGGAGAAGGCAGCTGCTACTTACTCGGGATAACGTCGGAAAGGCAGAACGGATCTCCTACAACGCGCCTATTCAGTCGGCTGTGTCCGATCTTAACCTCATCAGCGCTACGAGATTGTATCGTAAGTATTTGACAGATCCAGAGGTGAACGTGATCCTGTTAATCCACGACTCGATAGTGATGGAGGTGATAGAGAGCAAGGTCGACGGGGTGGCAAAGGAGATGCACGACACGATGGTAGGTACAGCGCACGACTTCTTCCCTGATGTACCTTTCAAGGCTGATGTGAAGGTACTAGACAATTTGTCCGAGGCATCCTAGGAGGGGGCTATTGAAATTTGCAATTTAACGGAAAAGTGACAAAGATCTCGGAACCCCCAGATCTGGTGGTTTTTGCACGAAAAACGACCAGCGAACCCCCAGATCTGGGGGTCGAACATATGTTCGATTGGAAAAGTGGGTTTTTCCAAAACCCAACATAAAGTCCCAAAGGAGTAAGACAATGAACCCTGAGAGAATACAGATGTTGTTGTATATGGCAGTCGGAGCGCTGATGGTTATTTGCGCGCTGTATGCCTGGGTGAGCAGCCGTGGAGCAAAGGGAGGAGTTCCAGCTCCTCCGACAATAGAACCCTTACCAGATACTGAAGAAGCTCGGTACTGGTACGGCGTACGCTTCGGCGGAGAAGAGGGAGGTGAGGGATGAAGAAAGTAAACTGTGAGCCGAACGGTACGAGAGGGATGGTCTTGCTGGTTCTAGTTGCGCTGATGCTATCGTTGGCGGTCGGTGCAGCCCTGCAGCAATCACGCACTGACGAGCTGGTATTCCTTGAAGGGTGTGTCGATCTGTGTAATGGTCGGTACACCCCTAGCGAGAGTTATTGCGACTGCGTTACGTGGTGTTGCGAAGCTTATGACGAGTTGAGCCAGTAAGTTGAGCCAGTAAGTTGAGCCAGTAAGGAGGTGAACAGATGAAGATAAGCTCTGTTATCGTGCTCGATGTCCTACTAGCTTCAATGGCTGCAGGCATACTCGCCTGGTGTTACGGCAAACTTGGGCTCAGTTCGCAGGACCTAGCCCTTACCTTGCTGGTATTTCTCGTCATTCAGCTAAGTAGACAGAAAGAAGTAAAACGTGAAGGATAATAGGTAGACCTTAGTTGAAAGGAGTTTAGCAAATGAAGTTCTTACACCCGCGCGTCGGTCAGGAGAGGGTTAAAAGGAAGTTCCTAATCTTCCCAGTTACCTGCCCCCTGGAACTCGACGGGGATATTAAGCAGACACGTTGGCTGGAACGAGCAGCGTGGCAGCAACGGTATGTCGACTTTCACTTCTGGTACAACGACTGTTGGAGGGATGATCTACTATGAAACCTTACAGATCGAATCAAGTACGGAGGAAGCTTAGAGCGGAGAGGGCCCGACTCGCGCGTGTGTACGCAAGCCAGGCCCCCTCCAAGGTGAAGGAGCATGTGAGGGACGCAGGGCGTGCCCTCACAAAAGCACTCAAGGCTCTTGACGAAGAACGTCAAGGATCTCAACGAGATGGCCCATAGACCAGTCGCGATGATTGAACCTGAACAAGCAGGCCGTCGCTACCCCACGCGTCTTGAAGTACTCATACGCTGACCTTACCCACAGGGGCGCGTTGGGCCACTCCCGCGAGCCGTCAGCTAAGGGATTTGTCTCGGTTACATACTGAGGCAAATCCCTGAAGCGGGGCGGTATTACTTCCTGCAGGGATTCAATCACCCGTAGGTTGTAGTAAACTCCCTTCAAAGGATCATCCCCAAAAACCTTGTCCTCTTCGAACTCGACGCCGTGCGAATAAGCATGCAATGCTATTCCGTCGGCGTCTGCGATGTTGTCTAGGACATACCTCCAGGCCTTACGCCAATCTCCCCAACCAGGGTTGTAGGGATCTATCGCCCCTGGTATAAGTTGCGTCCCCTCGGGAGCATCGAACCAGAGCCGGTTATAGGACTCAACGTAGTACTCCGGCGAAAGTGCTGTTATTCCTTTCGGCCACTCCCTGCGATTGTTCATCTCGTTTCCGTAAATGAAGGCCTCCGCGTGAGGATTAAGCCTGATCGTATTGAGGCATGCCTCTTCAAATTGTGACAGATCGTTTTTAGCAGGCATAGTCCCTCGGCCGCCATCATCAACGGCATAACTATATCGCAGGTTCACGAGCGCGACTACCCGACCGAAGCTCAGTTCTAATCTCACGCCCTTCAACCCTTCATGATAAACTGGTATGACGCAGTAACCATCTAGGTGTTCCTGCTCCAACCAGTCACCTCCCGCCCTATCATGTAAGCCGCGTAGGAAGCGGGCGGGAGGGACTGGTGGCGGAGGAGGCGAGGGCGCCACTGGTCGTATTAGCCTGTAGCTAACTGGTTCGTAGTATTTGTTAAGTTGCCCCTCTACGTTGAGGAAGGGATCAAGCATATTGAAACCTTTGCCATCTGACCAGGACGTAATGAGCACATAGTGTTCGTGACCGTGTAAACGTACTTCTGCGAACGCCACGCCGCCTGTGTCCAAGTGTGCTTCGACAGCACCTGGGTTGGAGGTTCTCTGCAAAACCTCTAAACCCAACTTGCTCTTCATGGCCGACCACAGACAATCGCAGCCTGAGAAGCCGTCAGGTCCTAGCTTGGAGTTCGTCGTCTCTGGTGTCGCGCCAGGATCTATCCCGAAGAAGCACAAGGTCATTGCGCAGCAGGTTATCCAGCAGCCGAGGCTACAGATTGTGCTGCTACAGTACCTTCCAGCAATCTTTATTCCGCGCCAGAGCGGATTACATTGCCACTGTAAAAGCGAGGTCGGCCTGAAACCTGCCCCGCAGTTGTTCTGGTGTCTCGGCCGTGAGGCAAACCAGCTCAACTCCGGGGTAATTCTCCTTATAGAAGTCTATCAGATCCTGCGGGTCTTGCGGATCGCCTGCGCTTGACCAGTGACCTGCATTGATAGCTATGATCTTCCGTACGTCCAAGTCGCCTATTCCAGCATCATCGGCACTGGATCCTACGGTAAACCGCTTCTCGTTCCAGGTCTCCTCAACGATGACCTTCGCCCACTCAGCATCAGCATCAGGAGGAAGTAGGACGTAGGTTCGTTCGTACTGTGCACGTGGCAGACCTGTCTGAACGAGCATCGTTTGTACTAGATCAGGTACGTCGTCGGCAGTGAACCTTAGTTCATAGACGCCGCGCACTTGCACTGGTGATAGCTCGTAAGTCCACGTATGTAGATCTCCTACCTTGCCTACCTGTACGGGGCCCCTAGATAGTACTGAGCCGTCTGGCTTCGAAGCGGTAAGCTTGACATTGGAGAGACCTTGTTCACAGGCGGCCACGACCACGACTACGTCTTTTACGACTGGGTATCTAGGTTCCCACTTCAGGGTAATCTCTGGGAAGTCCATGTCTATCCCTCCTCTCCTTTGGTCTTCGGCGCAGCGCCGAGCTTCTCTTCGAGCCGGAGGATCAGCTTGCGATCCGCTGTATCCCAGTTAGAGTACTCGTCGAACGCCTTGCGTACAAGATGTGCTGCCTCTTTGTCCTTGATCTCTAGGACGTATTCTACGTCCGTATCAGGTTTCCAGCGAATCTTTCCTGTAGGCAGGTAAACTAGACCGATCGCTTTCTCTTCTTCCTCGGATAGTTCGAGGACGTCCAGGGCCTTGTCGGCCTTGCGGATCGTAGCCATGTTTACTCCTCGGATGCTTCCGACGACCATACATAACTTGATCCTTTCCCAAACAGTTAACTGTAGTTTCATTGTTCTAACTCCTTCACCTTATCTGTTAGCTCATTCACCGCTTGCATGAGAATACTTATCAGGGCCGTAAGACTAGCCCTGTCACGCACAAAGTTTCCGTCATCGTCGTACCACGGCTTGTATGCCGCAGCTGGTAGGGTTGAGTAATCCAGGCGTGGTGTATCGTACATCGTTCGTTCGCCCTTCGTACTTACCTTGATCCGTTGTAACGCTTCTAGCGCAGAGACAACCTCACCTTCGTCTGCGAATAACAACTGTACGGCATCTTCTGCTCGTTGAGGGCTGAATCCAGGACCTATCTTTACTCCGTTGGAGAAGTCACCAAGGCATCCGATATCACTAAAGTCCTTCGAATTCATATCGTACCAGCCGATAGCTCCACTTCCAACAAACCCTGTCTCGTCTACATCAGGACGCAAACCATCTATAGATCCTCCACTTACTTCGAAGATCATCCAGTCGTCACAGTCGATATAAATGTCTCCTGAAGTTACATCGAAGTAGAAGTCAGTGTCACAGTTCATCGCGAAGCTGCCGCCTCCGACGTTCTGTAGATTTATAGTATCTGTCAAGATGTCTATCTGTGGGGTGTTGTCGCCAGTTTTACCTGAAACGAGACGCACCTCAGAAGGGTTGTTAGCACCTGACCCGAGAGCCCCTAGGTATATTACGCCATAGTGGTTTCCGTCGGCAGCCTCAGAGACCCAGGAGGCTAGGGCATTGAAGGTAGAAACTCCGTCATCATAGGCGTAGATGTAAGTTAGGGATCCCCATCTTACTTTGTTCTTGTCAGCTTCCCCTAATGAAAGAAGCAGACCGTCCTCGTCGAGAATACAGTCTCCTCCGCCGAAGTAGCCTCTACCATCTGAGGCCTGAATGTAGAACTGTTTCGTACCGGCACTATCGTAACCTGCAATTTCGTCGCCCGTTATCTCAATGCGGTTACCTGTAGCTGACGAAGCCATCTTGAATCGTCCGTCGAGAATGTAGATACCAGGCTTTTCTGCAGAGCCCATATCTACTGGAGCCTGTGCGGTATTCCAGATGCGAGATATTTCATCCGGTTCTAAGACGCGATCTAGCACTGCATAGTAGCCGTAGGTAGAATTTGTAGGGTATATCGCGTTGTATCGAGATCCTAAGTTCCATTGCTCGACGTCCCCTGAGGCTTGCGCATCTGTCGAGTACGCGCCTAGTTCTCCGTCGATGTATAGATCGTACTCGTCATTAGCGTAGTCAACCGTGAACACTAAGAGTTTCCAGTCACCAGCACTGAAGGTCTCTGTAGGGCCATTAGAAACCCACGCATTGTCTACGTAAATTTGGAACTCTTCGTCTGTAGCGTTGTATGCTAGGATTAGGCGTACGTCTCCTCCGGAGTCGTATACGTACATAAAGTAGTTGAACGTCGCGTTGGGCCAAGCGGCATCGTGATCGTAAGGCATCTGTGCCCAGATGACGAAGGACATCGTGTCAAGATCGGCCAGGCGATCTGCGTATGCGTCTAAGTTTACTTCTGTAGCTGTACGCGTCGACGTGCTTGCGTCTGCGGCACCTGACCAGGAGCACCAATCCAATGCGCCACAGCAGAAACTAGTTGGATGATCTGTTTTCTCGATGTTCACTGCTCCGAAGTAGACGTCTACTTCGTCGCCGTTGTCAACGTTGTAGATGTGAAGGCCAGCGAATACGTGCGTGCAACCCGCGTCTACCATCGTGGTCGTAAACGACACTCGCTTAGGCGTCCAGGAAGGTGTAAGAGCTGGGCCATTGTGCGTTGTCGCAGCGCCACCTTGTTCACGTATCCACAGCCGCACATTGCACCCTGACCAGTCGCCTTTCAAGTCGGCGCTTATAGTTACGTCGTCACCCTGCGCAAATGAGCCGACGCTTGTAAGGTCAGTTATGAGGGCTTGGTCATCGACATCACCGGCTGCGCCTGTGTACTGTACCCTTTGTAACCACCCACGCTCTGTGATAGGATGCGCTCCTACAGTCAGGGTCGCAGATCCACCAGAACCGAAGTTGTCCCAGTAGCCCCATCCATCGGCAAAGCCCGAGGAATCATCATCTAGCATTCGAGGAGCCAACTCGTAGTTCGTCGTCGCTTCTTCGATCACCAGGGCGCGTGATCCATCCCAGTAACCTTGCTCGGTGTGGAATGCCCCGCTGATCGTTGCGATCTCTCCGCGTGAACCTAACCAGGTATCAGTATCAGTTAGGTTATAAGGTCCTAGAAGCATTATGCAGCTGTCACTGTCTATTATCGGCTGCCCGATATCCATCTGAACAGCTTTGAGCTTGGCTATCAGCCCCGTAGTATCCCAAGTGATAGGTTCATAGCTAGAGGCACCTATTTGCCCTGAACCATCAGTATTTAGGATGAAGGTCTCCTCTACGTCATTATATCCAACTATACCGTCTGAGGTAATCTCGACCCTCTCACCGCTTATTGAGCTAGCTATTACGAACTGTCCATCATAGATGTAGATACCAGGCTTCGTAGTAGGTGCCATATCTACGAGAGGTCGTTGTAGATTGTAGAGGTTTCCAACGTCGGAGGCAGATAAGATAGAATCGAAGACTGCGTACTCAGAGTAACAACCTCCAAGAGGATTCGGGAATGCTCCGTCATCTTCCTCGGAACCTAGATTCCAGTGATCTATTCCCGAGGGGGCTGTCTCAGCTCCCGTAGCGTTGTCCTCAAGCACGCCATCGATATACAGGTTGTAGTCGTCTGCTGCATAATCGAGGGTAACGACGAACAGGATCTCGTCACCTTCTGAGAAGGTCTGTGCACTGCTCTCAAGGCTGGCAAGGGCATTGCCGTTGACATTTACCTTGAACTTATCGTCGGCAGTATTGTAATAAAGCAGGACTTGATCTAAGGTCGCGTCGTCACGGTATGTCATTAAGAAGAAGGTAGTCATCCCCGCTTCAGTTGGGGCTACGTCGTGATCGAAAGGCATACGTACCCTGAGTGCATGCGATACCGTATTCTTTCCATCGATCAAACCGATATTCGCATCTAAGTTAACATAGGTTGCAGTGCGGGTTGAGGTACTAGCGTGTGCGGTCCCTGCCCAGGAATATCCCTCGCCTAACGAGCCGTCACAGTAGCTCGACGGCCAGGACCACTTCTCCAGCTGAGCCGCGTCCATCAAGAAGTTAGTAGCCGTATCATCAGACTCACCTATGAACATGCGAACGTGATCGCAGGTAGCCTCGTCGCAGGCGTGCGTGAAGGTGTACCTCGTCCACTGTGACGTAAGCGTTATTGCTGTCTGTTGCGTCTTAAGCCAGGCGTCTGCGGCAGTGTACTCAAAGAATCCTAGCTGAGCCTGTTTCGTTCCTGAGACCCACTTCAGGTATACGGATACCGAAACTAAATCATCCTGGAGGAAGGTTCCTGCCGCAGAGGGGCCAGAGTAAATCAACGTACCATTTACAGCAGGCCAAGTAGCGCTCCCACACGCTGTTCCAAAGACGGGGTTCGTAGCAACTCTGGCCACCGCCGCGCCAAGCTGCCCTGCCCACTCTGAGTTGTCAACTTCAAAGGATGGATTCGCAATGTGGTTCGTCGTAGTTCGTTCGATCACAAGACCTCTTGTACCTACCCACCTACCTTGTTCTCTGTGGAAGGCGCCTGAGATAGTACCTAAGGTATTGCGAGTACCGTACCAGTAGTTCTGATCTATCTTATTGGCAGGCCCGAATAGCAGCAAACCATCAGCGCTACTGAACAAAAGTTCACCGATTGTGAGCTTGTCAGCTGTTATAGTATTAGACGCGATCTCGTTTGAAGTTATCGTCTCAGCAGCGATCTCCGTTGCGGTTATAGTCCCTGCCTGGATGTTTCCAGCGGTAATGGTGTTAGCCGCAATCTCATTACCAGTGATCGTGTTCGCGGCGATGTTATCTGCTGTAATGAACGTATTTACGCCTTGACCGCCAAAGACCTGGAATTCAGCTTCCTTCGTGGCATCTGCGTTCGGGAAGGCAACAGCTACAAGTATTATATTGCGCCCTACGGCTGGACCCATGCCTGTGACTTGTAAGGCAACTTCAGAGGTATCTACATCTAGGTAGATGTAGTACACTGTCGCCGCAGCCATATTTCCAGTATTGCCAGCACCGATACTGTAGACCGTCCCGTCCGCTGTGGTTATAGCCCCTGCATCCCACTCAACAGTATCGTGATCCGTCGCGGAGAAAACCAGGTCGTGCGCCCACCCTTTGGAACAGATTGGCAGCTGCCCAGGTTCAACAGGACCTATACCGGACGAATACTTGTCGGCTGCCAATCGACCTTTTATCAGAGACGAGGATGCTGTCTGCCCTCCTAGCTGCAGAGCGAATCTAGGTTCTGGAGGACAACCATCAGGCCAGGTTATGGTAAGTTGTTTAACCATATAGTACGAGTTGCGATAGCTCGTACTGTTATGTGCAGCACCGTTCCAGTCACAGTACGGCATAGTTCCGTCTATATATACTATCGGTCTTGGACCTTTATCAAGCTCAATAACGCAGGCATCAAACCAAAAAGCACTTGCTCCATCACCCTCGAGGTTCCAGACTACTAGCTTAACGTCTGCATTTAGGCCAGTATCATTAGTCCACGATAAAGTGATCGGTTCCCAGACATCTGTAACGGCAGCATCCTCAGTAGCACGTGTCACTGCATTCGTTGAGTCATAGAGGCCAACACGAGCAGAGACGTCGTCTTCCCTGTAGATGTTAGTATGTACAGTTATCGTCTCCCCATCAGCAACTGTAACTACATCTGTAACCTGCCGAGAATTGTCTACATCATCTGCCGTTAACAAACACGCCTGCGTACCCCTAAGGGTATGAGTATTGTCCTGAGCTGCAGATCCTCCAGCTCCTGCTTGAAAGAAGTTCCAGAAGTCGACGACGTTGTTCTCGAACGAAGGATTCTCGCAGAGGTTCGTGCGTACACCAGTGCCGAACAGAGAGTTCTCGAACTCGAGATTCATCCCGGCTCGGAGACCTTCTTTGTCGGTGCTTACTTCAAAGTACTCGTCAGGGAAGGCCCACTTACTTAACAGGCCATAACCATGAGCTACTACATCCTCTACCCCTAGGAGCGTATTGTCGCGGACGACAGCTTCGAACCATTTACCGTAGTAGTAATAGCTATCCCAATCCTGCACGAGGAGTGCTACGTCAGCTCCTACAATCAGAATGCGATTAACGAGGGAAGATGACTCCCGATGTCTAGCCACCGCACTGTGATAATCGAAGGTTGTTACATTGTCTGGAGTATCACTTAGGCCCCAACCAGGAGAGTTATCTTCTTCGTTGAAGTAGTGGAGGTATTTATCGTAGTCGATGTACCAATACCCAGCCAGTGCCGTCGTTTCGACTTCTGTAGCGATGCGATCGAGTGCCTCGCGCAATGAACAGTCCACGAACTCTATCTCAGGGAAGACGTGCAGGGACTGCACGTAACCAGGAGGGGCACCACCAGGCGTATGAGAGTTGATTTCAGGGAGATATTTATCGAACAAGTCATCGATAATCGTAGAATCTAGAACGCCTCCGTACGTCTCAACTTGATCGATAACTACTTCTTCGACGAGGATGTTGTAGTCCTGACAACTGATGGTGTAGAGGACGGACTCCTTACCATCAGCAAAGTTCACGGAATCGATATTCGCGACGACACCAGCAAAGTACTTTGTAGGTCCGTCCTGAAGGATAACCGAATCTTTCTCAGCTATCTGTATCGCAGCCCCTGTCTCATCTATAAGTTGGAACGACGCAGTTGAGACGAAGGAATCAGCCCTCTGTTCGACAGTCAACGTCTCCCAGACGAGATATGAGATATGATCTACCTCTGACCCCGTGAGGCCTATTAGCAGCTCTAACGCCATCTCACTTCACCTTAACCTACGACGTCTCTGACGCCGCGAAGTCGCATGCTACGTTCTATATCTTCCTTGATACGAATTATGTCTTGCTCGTTACGCACCGAGTCCCTACCGAAGTGGTTGTGCACAACTATGGACACAGGGGCGGCGGCGCCACCTGGCCCTGCAGTTGCGGCAGCAGTAGAGAGCCCAGCTGCAACGTTGGTCATAGCTGACATTGACATAGCGGCAGAGTCAGCAATACCTGCCGCAAGCCCTGAGACCATGTTTTCGCCTATTGAATAGAAAACAGTTGATTCCGAGTGTATCCCTAAGAAGTTCTTGATGTCACTGATTACGTCTCCGATTACACCTTCCAGGGAATCCCTCAAATCCCAGTACGCGTTACTTATCGAAGACGTTATAGCATTAACCATTGAAGAACCTAGGTCGTAGAATTCCTGCCACTTTAGGTAAGCCGAGGCGATTGCGTCGCTGAGGGCCCCAAACAGTAGCTCATCTAAGGTATCGAAAACGGTAGTCCAGATGTCTCGAAGACCTTCAACGAAGCCCTGCCAGTCACCTTGCACTCCGAGAGCTAGGGTAGTTATAGTGGTCCTTAGTACAGACATCCCTCCGGAGGCTGCGGTAGACAGCTGATGCCACCAGATGTAGAAGGTTCCTCTCGCCATCTCCCAGATGGTAGGCCATCTACCAGTGCCACCTGTGAACCAGTTTTCTAGGTCTATAAGCCACTGATCAATGTCGATGCCTAACAGCTCAAGCCCTAGTTTGAATCCTTCGAAGGAAATGTGAGCCCAGTGCAGGAGCTTCAGGGAGCCCAGCTTCCAAGCTTCAAAGAAGATGTTGATCGCTTTCTCGACTTCTGGGCCGTCTTCTTCCCACCATGCTTTCCACTTACCCCATTCCTCAAGGACCCAGGGCCAAGCTTCGTCAGTCATCCATTCAGCAACAGTGTCACGCAGGCCGCTCAATCCTTCCTTAATCTCAGGGCCATTCTCCTCCCACCAGCTCTTCCAACCCTCCCAGACGCCTTGTATCCAAGGCCACGCTTCGTCAGTGACCCAGTCGGCTACGGTTTGTCCTATTCCCTTTAGCCAGCCGCCAATAATAGGACCGTTCTCTTCCCACCAGGATCTCCAGTTATCCCACTGCTCAAGGACCCAAGGCCACGCCTCGTCGGCTACCCAACCTGCAAGGATATCCCAGCATCTTTGAAGGAAGTCAAGTACCGGCTGCATCGCTTCCTTGAAGCGTTCCCAGGCTCCTCCGAGGGCCTCGATCGACTTCGCTACGCCTGATTCCTCCCACACCTCGACCAAGCTAGCCCATAGTTCCTCAAACTTGGCGCGGATGTTCCTCTTTAATTCTTCGAACGCTTCATCAATGTTAGGCGGTTGCAGCTCAGGCCATTCGATCTCAGGAAGGGTATACCCTTCTTCCTCCTCCTTCTTACGCGCTGCAGCCAGCTTCGCCATCATCCGCCCCATCTCGATGAGCTGTGCTAACAAGCGTTCCTGTTCGCGGGCCTGCTCGCGTTTTTGCTTCAACGTTTCATCAGCCTGCTTCTTCGCTTCCTCGGCTTGTTCCGTCTCTTCACGTGCAGCTACGAGTGAATCATATGATGCCTCTACTTCTGCGAGTTTTGCCTTCAATAGTGCTGGATCGGCGCCCTCACGAACCATCTTGTTGTACTCTCTAGCTGCCTTCGACAACTTCTTGTTGGCTGTCTCTTCTTGTTCGCGTGCGCGGTTGAGGCGTTCCTCTGCCTTTGCAGCAATCTCAGTTGCCGAGGCAACGTCTAGCTGGCGTCTGAATAGTTCGGCTAGGGCCTCACCGTAACCGCCGCCTACTTGACCCAACTTGGCGAAGATGTCAGATGATAGATTTCCTGTTTTCGCGAACTCGTCCATTGCGGCAGCCATGTCCTCAGACAAGCTAAGGAACATCTCGAAACCTTCGATCTCTCCGAGCATCTCGAGATCGGTAAGAATCGACAAGGCCTGCTTCAAAGGTTGCTGTACCTTCTCGAGGACATCGAATTGGGCATTCGAGAAACCTTCTAGGAATGACGTGAAGGCTGACGCGCCCCAATCTGGAAGGTTAGAAGCAATACGTGGAGGTGACCCAGGAGCTAACCACCACTCGAGGAGGCCCGAGACGAAGTTCATTGCCTTCGTAAGAGCATCTGAGGCTCCGCCGATGATACCGGCTGCGAGGTTCGTGATTATGTTAGCTCCCCACTCGAATGCTTCCCAGGCGATGTGCATAATCTTGTCGAGGAAGGATTCGAACCTTCCACCAACTTCTTCCTCAACACCAAGGAGCTTTTCGACGACCTCTCCTAGGATTTCGAACAGCACAGTGAAGGTAGCTGACAGCTTGCGTAGAGTAGGATATAGCACACCGCCCTCATGAACCGTACGAGCGAGCGAATCTGCGACTCTGTTAATTACCTTTCCTAGGCTCTGTGCCGCTGGTAGGAAGATGCGACCGACGTCTATCCACGTATTCTTCATCGTGGTAGCGAACTTCATCCACATCTGGTTCGCTGTACCTACCACGTCTGGTAGCGCTGCGGTTCTTGCCTCAAGCTTCTCTAACACGCGATCAAGCATGGCTGCCTGCTTCTCTTCGTACGTCAAGGCTTCAGCCTGCTTATTGAACATTTCTGTTCCGTGTTGTATAGCTTCCTCGAGGGACACAACAGTACCAACGTAAGCCATCCACCGAGTGGATAGACGACCAACACTCCGCGTCAAACGCTCTACCAGGAAGCTGACGTCGTCACCAGTTGCCTGTGCTACTTTTGTAAGGTATCTGTACGCCTCAGGAAGCCGGTCGGTAAGTGTCTTACCGAGGAGCATGTACGACTGGTTATGTTGCCGCAAGAGTTGGTCCTGCGTGACCATGAAGGCAGACGCTTCTTTGAGGGCGTCCATCATAGCAGGAGCAGCTTCACCCTGGATTCCCCACATAGCATTGTACATGTTCTCGAGGCGCATTGCGTACTCGGTAGCAGCCACAATCCCCGCAGTTATAGATCCTGCTAGCGCGGCAAGCCCTGCAGTTAGAGCTGCCGTTGCCGCGAGCGCAGCCGTTAGCACAGTCGTCAATACTTGTATGCCCATCCAGAGGGCCTTTATGGCTACTACGGCAGCCTGTGCGGGTATCGCCAAACCTTTTCCTAGGGCAGCCGTACCTAACTTTCCCATCTCAAGAAGGGATTTACCTAGGTTCGTTCCCCAATCGGCAAGTCGTTGCAACCAGCCGCCAGCCTTCTCGAAGGCATCTTCGGCTAAGTACTGACCTTTTATTAGTATTTGGATTGCGTGTTCTGTGTTCACCAGGTAGCTGCCTTGCTTACTCTAGCTAACGCGTTACGAACAGAGATATCGTCCGCGACACCTTCCCAATCAGCCTCTTCTAACTCTTCGGAGAAGCAGTGATAGATGTCCCGGCGCAGGACATAAGATGTGAGTTCCCAGGGCGGGTCACCCTGTTTAGTCCATAGATACAGGGTGACCCGGTTCTCTAGTTTTTTGGTACGCCCATCAGGATACCAGCGAGGAATTCTACTTCCTCGTTGGTAAGCTCATCGAGAACATCCGGCTGGTCCTTAGGTAGCGGTAACGGTTCATCGTTGTCATCTACCCAGTTCCAGGCCAAGACGTGGTCCTTCAACATCTTCAGGCCTTCCATGAAGGCGTCGACTTCAGCATCCTTCGCAAGCTTTCGGGCCTTGCGTACTTCACGGACTTTGACTGCCGACAACTTCACGAAAGACCCCTCGCCTTGTAAGTCGTCCGTCTCATAGACTCGTACACTCTTACGTTTAGACATTGCTTATCTCCTTCACCTTTTCTACGTTAAGACGTCGGACCCCAGATGCTCTTCTCGAGCTCTTCGGTCTTGATCCCGATCTCGCACAACACTGGATCACCAGACCCTGCCTCGCCTCCTGGATCTAGGAAGCGCGTGATGATCGATTTCCCCGTCTCGAAGACGAAGTTCCCTGCGACGCGACCTGCCGGCCAGTACCGCGCATAGATGACTCCACCTTCTGTGTCATCCCAGGTACGCATCGTTGCGAAGGGCCCACCGACCTCTTCAGTGTATGCGTAACGGATCACGAGGTCCTGTGACGCTTTCTTGCCGGCCTTCACGATTGGGCGCTCGTCGGAGAAGACGTTGACTTCTCCAGTTCTGCGGTCACCACCAGAGGCAGCGACGCTCGAACCATAGTCGTCAAGCTCCACCCAGGTCACGCCATCTTGCGACACTTCGACGTCGCATGCTACAAAAGATAGACCTTCGGTTGTTCTAGGCATTTGAAACCTCCTCGTCGTATTCGACGTACTGCAGCGCATCCTTACGAGCTGCCCTCAGGGCACGCATCGGGATGCGCGTCTTCTCTGCTACTTCTTCGAGATTGGCCGTGACGAGCTCCGCTGCGAAGGTGATTCCCGCCCGCTCCTTCAGCACCTTAGCCCTTCGTTCCCAACCAGGAAGTATCTCGAGTGGAGGCGTCTGTACTTCGTGCAGGGCTCCACGGTCAATCAGGAACTGTATCGCCTTCGGGCGAATACCTGCCAACCGAGACGTCTTGCCTCTGTCAAGAACGCGTCCATCCTCGAACTTGATTCGATCCAAGGCTTTATATATCATCGCACCTCCTCTTAGAACAATCTAAGCCATATACGAAAACGCGCACCCATGTACTTCTTTCCAGCTGTGATGAAGGTTATGCGACGCCAGTTCCACGTATACGCCTTGATAGCATTCGCCGGAGTTATACCGAAGAATGGTGGTCTACGTTGATCTTGCAGGATAGTGATAAGTTCATCAATCATCTCGACAGTGACCTGCATATCCTCTTTCATGATAGAACGCTCACGCGCATAGAGGTCAGCGATGACTTCTAACACTGTGAGCTGCACGCCTCCACCGAACGTCTGCTGCTGAGTTGCACCTGGAGGACGACAATCTCCTCCAGCAGGATGGATCATTAGAAGAGGACAGTCGATACTCTCAAAGCCCTCGCGTAGTTCATCATAGGAGCACGATGCGCGCAAGCTCGGTGCGGCTCCGAGAGTCCCCTCAACTGCATCCAGGACAGCAGCGACACTTATGGTTGAAGACCCTATTGCCATTAGTACCCTCCTTCGATTATTACACCTACCCCCTCACCAATGATCTCGAACACTTCATCAGCACGTTGTTCGAGAGGGTCCTTCAAGTAGTTAGTAGGAATGAGCCCACGTCGTTGTATTGCTAAGGCAACAACCCACGCTGTAGTGTCGTGACGTTCAGCCCAATCTTCAAGGGCGTCGAGGTTAGGAAAGTAAGGATCAGTACCACGTTCCTGAGGGGCCGCGTAATGACTATCAGAATAGATGACCCCTACAATATCATCCTCCTGATGAACAACTTCTTCTTCAATGCTAGCCGCTAAGTACCCTAAGTCGCGGGGAACTTGTTCACGAACTGGTTCCGACACGACTTCTATAGCAGAAACCCAGAGGTCCTCGAGCCGCTGACCTTTCAGTTCTGAGTTGATCCGGTAGAGTTCTGCTGCTAACTCTTCATCGCCAGTTATTTCTACTACGATGTCGCCTTCACGTAGCATTAAACCCTACCTCCGTATAATGGAACATAGTGCCCACCGTCTACTAGGATCTGCACGACAGCGCTGTCAAGGGACTTTCGATATAGCAGCTGTCCCAGTTCCTGTGATCCTAGCTGACTCGCCATTGCACCGCTATACCTCTTGCGCCACAGTAAACACTGCATTATTGTGGCTTCCCTAATATCACCAGGGCACGCCACGCTACGACCCCACTTCGCGGTAACTTTGACCACAGGGGCGCCGCTGCTGTCTATGAACTCGTTGTGATCGCCGTTTGGATCTATGCGTATAATAGTATAGGGAAGCTTACTATATACAGGTGTCTCAGGCGATCCTGTGCAAGGGATCCAGTCGCCATCTCCAGCCATCGGAGTTGTTGGTGACGTCCAGTCGGTGTAGGTCGTGGCAGTCGTACTCTCACGTACAGCAACAGTCTCGATATCGATGCAGGGGTCTATCAGCAGATACGATTCACCATCTGCAGGATAATACCTATCCTCAGCAACTGTATCGCCGACGAAGCCGTCTTCCTCTTTTCCGCACATACCTTCGATCAAGCGTGAGGCGGCATCCAACATCTCCTCATACATCTCTTCTTCGTCGGCTGTGAGGGTTGAAGTTATTGGAACTCTTATCTTCAATTGCGCTACGGTTGCGTACGCTGCCATCTCAATCTCCTACATGAACGATAACGCGAAAGCTACGAAAGCGATCAACGTCGTACAGAGACAAACGATCGCCATACCTTCTCGATGTTTACGCAGCTCATAGAAAGTCTGGTACATTGCTACTAGCACTACGAGAAGCAACACTGCCCTGCAGATCCAGTCTAACATCAAGCCACCTCGAGCATCCTTAAAATGGTCTGTTGTAACAACTCTGATCCAGGCGTTAATGTGAGTACCTCCCTGAAGATCGGATCAGCATACAGCACAAATAGATGTTCAAGGTACTCTGCGTAATATGACGTTCTGAGAAGTTCTCCGTACTTCCTCTGTATCCTAGCCAGTTTACCTCGGCCTATTCCTAAATGAACTCCATGATGCGGGTTGAATAATAGCTCGTTGCAACGAGAAGGGTCAAGGAGTTCTGCGTCTGTCAAGGCAGACCCTTCCTCTAAGATTGGCAATTCGGCGTTACCGCTCTCGACAATCATGCAGTGCAAAAGATGCTCGTCAGGATGCCTAGGGTTGTTCCTGAATACATCCTCGCCTTCATCCCGGACTAGTACGTTGTACATGTCCGCTACGCGCTCAACCTTTGCAAACAACTCATGCTTGAAGAAAAACCTTCCACATACCAGCTTCGGGAGGTAGTGTCTGACATGTCCTGAATAATTCAGACCTAACACTTCGCAATGGGCTAGGTGTTGCTCCTTAAGGGTAGGTTCTTCCCTGCAGATTATAAAGTCGCAATCGGTTATGTAGTAGTACTTGTACCCTTCCAGATCACCATAAAAGGGAGGAGCCAACGTCAAATACCTCCACATCGCAGGTGACCTGCCATGTCCGGCATAACCCTCGAATGCGTTAGGTATCACTTTAAAGTTCTCGTTGTCAAACAACTCGAGTGCTGGTTTCACGCCCTCCCCTGAAGTTTCGAGGAAGATACGCGCACCCGCCTCAGGATACGCCTCATTGATAGAGTACAGGAAGATAGGAACGAATTGTTCGTAACCTTCATTCACTGCTGAAAGGAAACACAGATCCTTCACTTCTTGTCTCCCCATGCGAAGTACCACCTACGCAGCTGGTATCCACCTTTCCAGTCAATGTAACCGTCAAAAAGATCTGTCAGTTCTTCCAGGGATCTGAAGACCCTGACATGTGCTCGCGATAAAGTCAGCTCAACAGGGACACTCGTTATGAGTCGTCCGCCAGGACGCAGCACGCGTAAGGCTTCTCGTACGACTGGTTCAACATCTTCGACGTGTTCAAGTATCTCGCAGAGTGATACGGTTGAAAACCTACCATCTTCGAACTTAACATCCTCTGCGTTCATCTTGAACAAGCGAACTGTGTTGGGCGTCTCGATAAGGCACTTAAGGCCCTCGTTAAGAACTTCCTCGCAATTGTCTATCCCTACGAGTTTAGTAAACCCTTCACGTCGTTCCCCTACTAGAAAGGGAAGAAGTCCTTGGGCGCACCCTATATCGATTAGTGCTGGTGGTACGACGAGCTCGACTGTTTTGTCGTAGCGTTCTACCAACTCAGGATAGTCAGGTCCGTAGTATCTTTGCCAGGAGTTGTCAAGTTTCTTCTTCATAGATCAACGAACCTCGTGAAGTATCGTAGCCACGCCCCGTTCTCTAGGGCCCAGTACTTTTCTATCCAACGACGCCCTTCGTCGCCAAGACGTTCCAGTTCTTCCCTAGGACCAGACAACGCGTAACTTAACGCCATCTCCAATTCCTCTGGAGTTCTAGGTTTGAACATAGGAGGCTCCGAGAACGTCGTGATAACAGATGCATTCGGAGGGAAGGGGCAAAACGCAACTGCTCCCATCGCCATCCCCTCAAGCGCTGACTTGCTGAGCGCGTCCGAACCGTAGGACCCTATTATCTTATCAATGACAATATGCGCCTGCGCCTTCTCTTTAAGGCATTCCTCATGCGGCAACTTCATCAGGCATTTGTAATCGAAGTCGTAAAGACGATGTAACCTCTTTATGACCTGTTCGATTTCATCGCTACCCTTCTGAGGACGCTTATGAACTGTACCTGGCGAATGAACCACAGTTAACCTGCTAGCCCTACGTCCTTTAGTTGCGATCGAGATAGCATGTTCCAGTGGGATCGTTCCCTCTGGACAGTATCCCCAATAGTTTGAATCGACGAGCACGAAATACTTCTTCGTGCGTATATCGTCGTGGAAGTTAAGTATCTCGTCGTACCGCCAGGAGAAGGGCGTGTCTGTAAACCACGCCGCTGTGTTCAAGCGTCCCCACTCGTTCTCCGATAGGTCAAGATGCTTAGCAACATCTATTGCAGTCCCTCCTACGAAGAACACGAGTCGTGAGTTACGTACGACTTGGGAGGCCTCTACTACATCGTTACCTTTTGGCCCTACAACGTAGTCGATCGTGCCTGGCTCGCGCTTCCTCCACTTGTCAAGGTGCGTACAAATAAGTGCTACATCATCGATCGCCTGAAAGGCTTTCTTTAGGTTATAGGACCCTCCAAAGGAGGGGTCAACAGCAATCAAGGAGATCATTCTAATTCCTCTACCCTATGAAAAGCTACCGTTGAGTCCTGTTCGTAGAAGACGTCCCAGTTATCGCCCTCAACAGCTTGCCATTCGTCAACAGCCCTCTTGACATCTGCTAGGTGGTACAAAGCCGGTTTTGCTAAACTCTCAGGAGGAGGGTTATAGTCGTGAATCACCACAATCCCACCTGGAGGGACTTTAGGTACCCACGCTGAGATGTCACACTTGACAGCTTCATAGTGGTGATCCCCATCTATGAACAATAGGTGTACTGGTGCCTGTACGGAATCAGCAACCTTGCAACTCGAACCCTTTATGATCCTCGCGTTTAGCTTTTCAGGCAGCCTCGGGTCAAGAACCCGAACGTCTATTCCGATGAGCTGCGCCTCAGGAGCGCCTGCGCGGAGGCAATACATGCTGCCGCCCTTCCAGATCCCGATGTTGACTATGACCGGATCGCCGAAACTGATAGCTGTCACTGACGCTAAGGTCTTAAGCGCCCTCCTGTCGGTCATCGTAAGACGAGCGGGAACTGTTCTCCAGAGTTCAGATTTCTCCATTTTATTTCCCCCTCAGGTTAAGGCGCAACAGGTCGCCTTTTATGCGTGCGTGGTAACGCCTCGTATTCCTTCCTGCATAGACGTCCCACAACGAGCCGAAATCAACTAGCCAACTGTGATGCCCTATCTGATCGAAGACATCGTGAATAAGGACCTTCGTGGTAGGGCCTGCGCTAATCGAGAAAACTGCGCCACGAGGGCAATCTAGAACCTGATTGTAAATATTCCTGTAGTCCTTGAAACAATCCGTCGGACTGACCTCGATGAACTTAACGTAAGTGAAAGTTTCGTGCGATAGGGCCCTCAGCCAAGGAGGTCCAACTACGACCACCAACATTCGCCGCAGCTGATCTAGCAGCTGGAATAGGTGTCCATGAATGCTGGCCTTAACCCATACTTCACCATTGCACCAACGAGACTTTCTGGCGTTCTTCTGGAGCCAATTGGTTATGTCGCCCCACATCTCCTGCCTCTCAAGGTACCTAACGGATTGCATACCGAGATAGTAGTTTGGCTTATTTCCTCGGCGCTTTATACTTGATTCCAGACCATATCGCAACTCTCTGATATCGAGCGCTTGTGAGCCTGTACCAGTTCGTTTAGCGGTACGCAGGATGCAACCCCACTCGCCGTTACCATATCTAGCGAATGAGAAGGGTTCCTTCTGCTCCAGCAGATCCACGAAGTGTTTGAGTGAGTAATCCTCCAA